GGTTGCCATAACGCTCGAACTCCTTCTCGTAAGTATCGGGGAGATACTGATTGAGGAAGTCGAAATTATTGATATAGTTCGTTGCAAGGGGGACCTGCTCGGAACTGGGTTGGAGTTGATACCCCGGGTTTACTTGGACTGAACCAGCCATGTTTTCTTAGGATTTGTTTCTTGGACTACGAATTTTTAGGCCACGCCCCGAACTTGGTGTGACGGCCCGAACTTTGAATTCCCCCTTAGAAACAGCCTGTGGAGTGGTACGCTCGGACATGTTGATGTTTTTCGTCTTACGCATAACGTCATCCACCGCAGCCGCTTTGCCCTGCTCGTAAAAGAACTCGGCAAACTTCTCGGGGTTCATCGCGACAGCCAAAGACTTATGGTACCCTGCGGCATCCTTGACCAAGCCTTGCTCGTCCAGAAACTTGTTCAACCAAGCTTCGGGAGTTTGCTGCAACTTCTTCAATTCACCACGGTCACCGGGAGAATACACGTAGGACTTGTCGTTGAGGTTGAACTCGAAACCCTTGAACTGTTCACTGAACACCTCGCTAGTCTTCTCGTCAAACCACTCCTTCCTGCGCTTCTGCTCCTCTTGGTACGTCTTCGCCTGTTCAACATATTGCTTGTAAGCCTGATACTCTTCGGAGTCCTCCAGAGAACCTGCGCCCCTTGACTCAAGAGGTGCTTGGTATTTCTCCTTCTGTTCCTCGAAAAACTTTCGAGCTTTAGCAACAGCTTTCTTCTTGGCTAATTTAGCCTTTTTGATTTCGGCCTCGTCATCGAGGTCTTCATCAAACTTGTACTCCTCCATCATCATCTCCACGTCCTCAGCGTCGAGTCCGTCTTCAGTAATCAGGAGGTATTCTTTTAGCAGTGAATCTCCGTCAGCCTCCTCGAGGTTGCGGTTCACCTTCATAAAGTCTTCGAGACCACGACCGGTCTCCTGCTTGTATTTGTAATACGCAGCTACATCCTCAGGCAGCTCGGGTGCCGTCTCGCGCACCTCATTCAGCTCGTCCAACGAGCTAATCTCCCGACCGTAACGCTCGCTCAAAAACGACCGTACATCATCTTCGCTCAACGAGGGTGCCTCGGGCTCGGACGTGGCCTCCTCCTGAGTGGGAGCCTCGTCGGTTACTTCTGCCTCGTGCTTGTCAAGCAGCTCCTGTTCAATCTGCTGCGTAGACTTTGCTTCGACCTCCCCAATCTCTCTTACTTTGATTTCCATTTATTTATAATTTATCGTGGACTAAACTCTGCCAAGTCGAAGCCATCGAGGCTGTCCTCATTCGACTCGAAATTCATAGGCGGCAAGTTATTCTTGCGCTGGTCAATCAACTTACTCTGCTCAGTATTTTGTTGACTAATACGCCTAGACTTAGCGTCCTCACGCTTGTCCTCACGCGCCTGTAGCTGCTGCTCCTGCATACCGTGGAGCTGCATATTGTATTTGAACTCAAGGTCCATAAGCTGTGCCTTGGCTTGGGCCTCGGCCTGCATCTTCTCAATCTCGAAGGCAATCTCCGCTTGCTTGACCTGCATCTTACCCTGCGTCTCAGCCTGAATCTTCTGCATAGCCGTCTGCGCAGCCATCTGCTGTGACTGCATATTGGCCTCGGCCTGCATCTGCTGCTGCTGGAGCTGGAACGTACGCTCCTCCTCCTGCTTTGCGATACGCTTAATCTTCAGGAGCTGGTTGGCGAGCTTCAGGTTCTTAATCTCACGGATGTCAATAGCATCCTCAAGGTCGATACCACCCTTGCTCAAAGCCATCTGGATATTGGCCTCGAGCTGTGCTCGCTCCTCCTCATCAGGGCTAACCTCAATGAAGATGCCGAAGTCGTACAGGTAGAGCTCGTTAATCTCGCGCAGGATACTGACGTTGTACTTACCAATCTGGTTGACGAACTCGTCTTTGAAGTCAGCGTACTCAAGGATATCGCTAACACGGTAGGTCAGGGCCTCAGACAAACTGCGGAACATATACAGGCTCCCGTCCAAGATGTGGCGGGTAGCGGTATTGCTATTGGCGGCAGCAAGCTTCTGCAAGCCAACCAAGCTGTGCGGGTCCGGGGTGCTTCCGTCGCGGGCCTCGTTGAGTCCCGTCACGTCACGAATCATCTGCAAGTAGTGATTCATATTTGCAATGAGCATCTGCGTCTTGGCAGCACCACTGTTGCTATTGAGCTCTTGGATAGGGACCTTGCCGTGGTTGTACTCCCCGTCTTGAGTGAACGAACGCCCGATGACACTACCCGTCTGGAAATACAGGCGTAAAGCGTCCTCAGGGTTGTATGCGTTGCCGCCACCAAGGTCCACCTCGTTGAGACCATCGGCGTCGATATACACGCCGTCAGGTACCGTGCGAGCGATGACCTGCTGGAGCTTGAGGTGCGTAACCTGAATGAGGTCGGCGAAAGGAATCATACGCCGCGTAAGCGACTCGATGACGCCCTTGTACATGCGTGGGGCCGTAGCCACATAGTTGGGCAACGCGTGCTGGCTGGCAGACTTCGGGCGCACCATGTTGTGGGCCACCTCCCACTTGAGCAGGATGTTGGTACCCATCACCATTACGCCGTCGTACCATACGTCGATGGTCTTCTCGACCTTCTCGTAGTTGCCCTCCTCCATCATCTCCTCGGGAGGATTGAACTGGTCGTCCTTTTCAATGACGCGGGCCCCGTCACCTTCTAGCTTCTTACGCTTGTAGACAATCTTCTTGGTCGTCTTGTAGTTGAAGTACATCAACGTAGCGGTGTCGCGATAGAAGATGTCGTTCTCGTAGAACTGGGCTACGTTATAGTAGTCGTACCAGCTCTGGCTGTACTTGCTAATCTCTTCCAAGTCCTCGTTGGTGAGGCTCGGGTCAATCTTCATAAGCTCCGTGATGGGGAGCGTCTTAATCTCTCCCCAGTAGAAGCAATCCTTGAAGTATGGGTCCTCGGTGTAGCTGTACACCACGTTGGCGGGGTCCACATACGAAACTTGTACGCCTGAGCCGGGGAGGAACTCGTGCTTAGCAACACTGATACCCAACACCGTAAGGTCATAATCCATGCGCTTGCGCAGGTCGGTGTAGTGGTTTTCCTCAAGGATGGTGTTGATAGCCTCCTCCTCGGCAATCTCAATGGCAGGCTTGTAGTTGAGCTGCATATAGACCTGCAACTCCTCATCGGTGCCGGGCAGGTCTTCAGGGTTCATAGTAAACGGGTCGACGCCAGTCTTCTGCTGGATAATCTCCAGCACAGGCTTGGCGACCATCTGACCCTCAATCATATCCTGATACTTGCTGCGCTTAGCTTGCGACAAAGCATCTTGAGCGTACGCCTTGACCTTGAAGACGCGCTCGGACATACCGTTGACTACGATGTCAATAAACTTCGGTAGGATAGGTACAGGCGTCCAGTCCAGATTGAGGTACGAGAGGTCGCCGTCGATAGCCAGCTCGTTCTTGTACTTGGCGATACTCTGCTCGCCACGAGCATAGAGGCGCAGACGGTTGAAGTCGCGCCACTGATTGTAGAATCGACACTGGTTGCCATCCCTTTTAAACCACTCGTACTGAATGGCTTGACCGACCATGAGGCCATACTCGTCACTAGCCTTCTCCGCGTCAGAAGCAAACTGACTCGGGAAGCCTGCGCTAGAGATGTTGACTTTAACGTCTTTCATTCAGCTCGCTCCTATAACCACGATTGTTATACCTAGGCAAGGTAATACTTATTGATGTCTTCTTATTCTCAGGAGTATAGAGGTGCTTTTGGTTCGCCATGATAGCCAGTCCACTACTGATGGTGGCGTCGAAAGCAGTCCTGTTACTGATATCAAACCGAGCCCAATCCTCTAGTGTTCTAACAAAAGGCATCTCTCCAATCTCGCCGGGGTCGCGGAAAGCACCGTCCATATCTATACCCACATGCTTTTCGATATAGCTCTCGATAGCTGCGGCGTGGGCTTGCTTAACGTCCTCGCTACTGTTGGGTATGCCACCTAGCTCGCGCTCGGTCTTACTGAGTTTGTTGAGGTGCTTGTCCGGACGGTTCATACAGAACCCACGGTACCCACGGTTCTTGAAGTGGTATAGCAGCCTAGGCTTGTTGTTCTCAATCAAGATGGGCATGCCATAGAAGACGCATGCCATGAGCACCTCCTCGAAAAATATCTCTGCCGTCTGTGGCCTAGCGACATATTCCAAGAAGAACTGGTTCGTAGGCGCATCGTCCATATGGAACTTGGTCATTCCGTGCAGAGCACCATTAGAACCACCACCACCCACAGTGCCACTAATGTCGTAGGAGTCACATCCAAAAGAGCCAAGGTGTTCATTACCGGGATACTTTACGCCTCGCTTCTCTAACCATCGGTTCTGCATACCCGCCTTGGGGAACCACGATACATTAAACCTGCCACGCTTATCGGGACTAAAAATAACCCTCGTGTCTTTGACGCCGTTCTCCCAACGGAACGAGCCGCGTGTGAGATAGTGCTCCTTGACGAGGCTGTCGGCGTAGTCTATCTGCTGGTAAATCTTGGTGAGGTTGAATAAGCTCTGCTTACTCTCGTCACGGAAAGCATGCGATTCGGTGCGCGGGAACTGGCGGTAAAATTCGTTAAGAGCGTCAGCGTCGCTCTTCATACTCTCTACCTCCGCCTCCCAGTAGTCGATGGCACCAGACTTAATCTTCTCCCCGTCGACGCCCTTGATGGGCTTCTCAGGGGTGCGGAATACAGGGTGACCATACTGGTCTATGAATCCCTCCATATTGTACTCCATAGGAATGAAGAGGGAGTACATACCGCTCTTGGTCTGCCCGTTGGCGTTACGCACCGAAGGGTCGGAGTCCTCGTATAGCTTCTTGAAGTTCGAGCCGCCCTTAGCCAAAGCGTTAGACGTCGAGCCCATCAAGCACTTGCCGATAATCTTGCTACCGAGCCTCAGGCACGTCTTGGTAACTCGCCAGTTGTTGAGGATGTTGTTGGGCTTGACCCACTTTCCGCTCTCGTCGTGGACGAGGAGGAGGAGCTTCTCTCCGTCGTAGGAGTTGTCGTCGGTGTTCTTCCAGTCGATAGTGGTGTCCAGTCCGAAAATCGCTTCGTCCTCCACATCGTACATGTTCTTCTTCGTAATCTTTGAAGCAGGAATACGAAACGCCAGTTCCGTTTTCGGCTTATCCATGCCGTCCTGTATCGGTTTGAAAAAGAATGGAAGGCGGTTCGCAATGGGAACCACCTTGTCGGTGAACATTTTCTTGGCGTCCGAACCCGTCTTAGAGAGTATACCAACTCGTGAATCTTTCGCTAGTGTGCCAGTGTTTACGCACTCCGACGAACCCATGAACGAAAAACCAGAGCGGCGAATCTTGAGGTACGCCATACCAAAGCACCGTGGGTCGGCCTTGCATGCTTCCCAGAAGATAAAGAATATCCTGTTCGCCTCACGGAAATCTGGATACCCTACGTCGATACTCGTCCACTGCAAATACATGTAGTGGGCACCCGTGATGTACGTGGGCACACCGTTGTTGTAGAACCAGTGGCCCTCCTCCCGACGGTCGAACTCGCTTTCGATATAGTCTACCCAGTTGGCTTTGAACGCTTTGGGCATATCGTTCCACTGGAAGATGCTCTGGATGCGGCTCAGCTCTTTGGGTAGGGCCTCGCGTACCCACCGGTCCTTGCCGTCGGGCAAGTCTTTGGGGGCTGGAGGCAGAGCGATATTGACACCGTTGATGTTGATGATATCTCCTACCTGTCCGGTCTTGGAGATGACCACGATATCATACTTCTCGTTGTAGCCATAGAGCCACGTCTTAGCGCGGTTCTTGTTCTTCAACACCGTCTTGGATACCAGACCCTTGGTGTTGGTATATAGTTTATCTGGACCGTCGTTCTGCAAAACCCACCTTCGTTTCCGTCTGGGTCGATGTTGACTCCAACTCCAATTCCTCCTCCTCGGAGTCTATGCGATTCAAAATCTCCAGAGCGTCGAAGATGGCAAGCTTCTTAGTAGCCGCCGCGTTCTTCAGTCTGTCTGCTGCAAGGTCATCGTCTTCACCGGGTTTGAGTATGTCTTCCTGAGCAACCTTGATGAGCTGCTCGACCGCTACGCGCCCCGCCGCGATAATGCGTTCCTTTAGCTTCCTTGAATCTTGCATGTTATTTGGTGGTCGAACATCCGATACAACTTCTCCCCATCGACAGTGAACTCGTACTCGCTATCGGGCTTGAAGGTTACCATATCCCCGGACTCAATTCCTTGGGACAAAAGATAATCATTAGGAAATCGCATTATGCCGACCAGAGGTTCCTCTGTCAACGGCTTGAAGATGATAGATTCTTCAGGGGGTACAGGCTGTACAAAGCAGTACCTATCGTGGGGATGCCACTCGCCCGACGAGCGCCACATATAGAATTGGTCGAAGTCAACAAGAAATAGGTCGTCTTTCAGAAAGCTCCTACCACTCTTCCTACGGCCCTTCATGTCGTTGTAGTACTTGAACACATTGTGGTGCACAAGCAACGTATCGCCGATGGATATAGGACCGTCGTAACCTAACGGAAGGGCTACGACCTCCCCCTCGCGGTTTGCGAAGCGGTGGTCTTCCTCACTCGTACTTACGATGAGGTCGCCCTTGGTGTTGTTGTATCTGTGTCCTCGAACTAAAAATTGATTGACCGCTCTCAAAAGTGAATATTGTATTCAATTGAAGTCGGCATCATCGCGTTAAACTCCTTCCACAAAACCACGATGTCACCCTGTTCAATGTATATGAGGATACCCCCGGTCTCCTTGTTGTATTTAATTAAATGCACATAGTGGGACCCACCGAGAACGGCTTGTCCCACTACGTAACACATAGAGTCCTTATAGTTAGGACCGATGCAAACCTTTCGGATATCAGATGTTGACAATCTTATAGGTGATGTCTAGATTGATATTACCTCCGCCGGCGGATGTAACAACAGTACTCAAGTAAAGATTCAGCGGCGCGTTATCATCAAGTGGAGATGACGGGGTCTGAGTCATGTTTACCGCACTATTGGCAGGCACCGCAATAACTCCGGCATTGGTTGTAAACTGAGCTGTGGAGGCGTTGGTAAACAAACCAAAATCTCCGGCACTAGCGAGAGTATATGTTGGAGCCGCATACTGAAAAGAAAACGCACACGCAATGACCTGTATCGCTTTGCCCGTTCCCGGAGCCGCAATAAGCTGTGGACCATTAGCAGGGCTCATAGTCGCAATAGTCGCTGCGGGAATCTGTGTACGCAGAGTGAGGAGTGATTGGTCAGCCCACCGTACACCTCCGTTGCCACCATTTAAGAAAGGGTCAGAAATAAGGACCTGCTCATACGTGCCCGTGTTGCCTGAACCATCCTTGAGGTATCGCTGAATCTCAAGCTCGTTGGAGAGCACAAGGTTGTATCCTTGACCCTGAGCACTCCACGTAAGTTCCTGAACAACAGCACTGCCGTTAAGTGCGGTAAAGCCAGTATTGTTTCCGTTGAGCTGGATGAAAGAATTCGCTCCCGTAATGGTGATGCTCTGATTCGTAGCGGTGTTACCCGTATCGAGTACCGACTGCAAGTCTTGGTCAGGCTGACCGTCGCCGTTGCTTACGTCTGTAATCCGTCCCTGCTGGTCAACGGTGATGTTGGCATTGGTGTACGGCCCGGGGGTAACAGTCGTATCAGAAAGAGCAACAGTTCCAGTAGTAGTAATACCTCCGGCAGGACTAGTTTCCAAACCTGTACCCGCACTTACCTGAGTGACACTACCTCCGCCGCCGCCGCCGCCGGTGGAGCTAATCTGAATCTGGTTGCTGCCGATGTCTACGATGCTAACGCCGCCTCCGGGAACTAAGTTGACAGCCCCGTCAAGCCCGTTTACCGAGGTGACGGGAGTGCCGTCGTAAGCCGCTGTCACACGACCGTATTGGTCGACAGAGATGTTAGCGTACTGATAATCGTTTGCTACACCAACGATGGTGCCGAGGGTGACGTTGACATCACCCGTGGTAGGAGAGACAACAACAGGACCAGAACCCGTAACGGAGTCGATAGGGGCCGAAGGGATAGTACCCGCAACGAAAGAAGCGATATCACCAATCCTAAAATTCTTGGTGGCATTACCATCGCTAACGTCAGTGCCGATGACCTTGTCACCAGACTCCGGAGTTGCTATAGGATACTCCCCGTTGGGACTACTAATCTTAGCCATTCTTACGACGGTCGCCAGTAATAGCAGTAATAAGGATATCGAGATAACCAAATACAGCATTATCAGATTCTGTGGGAGTGATGTTCACGACAACCTTAATAAAAGCCATCGCGGCGATGAGGAGCTCAATCCAGTGTTCGGAGATAAATTCAAACATGGTCAACAAGATAAGGGAGTTTTTCTGATACGATAAATGATGGACACGCCTTGCTACTGAACTCGTTGTGCCCGTGCAAGGTCAAAGGTCCGAAAAGATTCCTTAGCGAAGTAACCACCTTGTACAGACTGAAGAGCTGCTGGTGCGTCATCGTGTCTTTCGGGTTGCCATCGCTATCAGTGCCGCCAACATACACCACACCAACAGAATCTTTATTGTGCCCACGGACGTGGGCTCCTGCAATATCAAGAGGTCGCCCGCGTTCAATGGTCCCGTCAAGGAGAATAACATAGTGATACCCAATGTCTGACCAATTGCGTGGAGGTGAGGTGTGCCACCGCCGAATCTCCTCAGTACTCACGTCGCGACCCTCCGGGGTGGCAGAGCAATGTAAGATAATGCGGGTTAGCTCTCTCACTTGATTCCCTTCTGAGCCAGTAGAATCTTCAGTTCATCGACAGAGGTGACCAGCTTCTCCAGCATGCTCATCACCTGTAGCTCCTGCTTCTCCAGCATGGCGATGCGGCCCTTGAGCTTGCCGACCTCCGTCTGGAGCTTGAAGTATACACCAATCAATGCACCTGCGAGGGTGAGGATTTCGAATAGACTGATAGCGGCGTTAGGCATGATGCGTTCCTTTCGTAATCAGGAGCCTTAAACACCACCTTGTAAGAATGATGGCAACCCCCTGTGTAAATGTACTGAAGCTGCATTTTATGGGTCCCAAGTAAAAAAATTACTTCCAGTCCACGACTTTCCTGAGCCGGTAGTTGCTATCAAATTGTCATAAGCAGCTTTAGCAGCAGCTCCGTCATATCCATCTGCGGCTACTGTAGCACTAAGACTGAAGGTCATAGGAAAAACTATAAAGTTCCAGCTTACTCCAGTTCCTTGATTAGGGTTTGCGTTCCAGTCAATCAGTATGTTAGCCATGAGAGGTGGCGATGTCTCCACGGCTGTATTCAATAAAATATTAGCGATTTGCGCATTGTTCTTAAATGTCCAACTACCTATGCCAATGCCAGTGAAAGCAGTACAGTCTCTAAAACAACTACTCCAATCGTCTATGTTAACAGTATTCCAACCACTAACATCTCCATTGAAAGATGTGCAATTTTGCATGTACTGGCTACAGTCGGTTCTTGAGGGATTGCCATCCAGCCACGTTGGGTCGTGATATATTAGGTTTGGACAGTCCTTAAAGTAATAGGGAAAGTTTCTGTTAGCTAGAGCACTGGCATTAAGAACTTTAGTTAGTTCTAGAAATGGTGTATTATTAGGTCTCAATGGACCAGTATTAAGATAAGTTATGTCTGCCGACGTAACAATATATGTTCCATTAGAACTATATGTGTGTGAGTAATTTGTATTCTGCCCGCCCGCAGAGGCCCTTTCCCAAGTGCCATCTCCCCAGTCTATAATAGGGTATTGACCATTAATAACGGGGGGGCTTATAGAGCCTAGATTGGTGTCTATTTCAAGCTTTACACCGTCGGCAGCGTACGCGGGGGGTTGAGTCCAACCCTTGCCGATAAGATTAGACACTGCCGTATCAAAAGCAGGGTATTCTCCTTCGAGAAAAGAAACTTTAGCAAACGCATTGCCACCTGATAGCCACCAATTACTACAATCCACGTTAAGACCTTGTCCGGGCACATCAAGGCTACTAACACAACTAATAACATCCTGAATAAACGATTCTGAAACAGTGGTACCTAAGGGCCAAGTGTCTGCAAACAATTGCTCGGTGAGCGCGTTGTCCTTAAAAACCCATCCGCTAATATTTGCGGGGTTCATAGAGGTATTCTTGAACATCCGTACTAGGCTACCAGCAGAGCTCACATCCCATCCAGTAAGGTCTTGATTAAACTGACTAGCGCCACTAAACATTTCTACAAATGTGTTTGCACCGCTGACATCCCACCCGCATATACTATCATTATTAAAGATATCGCACCCCAGAAACATGTTATTAAGACTAAAGGGAGCGACGCCATTTGGGCTCCAAGTACTTAAATCACCATTAAAACTGACGCAGCCGGAGAAGCAATACGCAAACGATTTGTAAGCCGTTGTAGTTACAGCGGCAAAAGGAAGGTCGTCATTAAGGTTTGTGCAGCCATCGAAAAAACTAGTGTAAAGGCTGTCTATAGGACCACTTTTGTCCGTTAGGGTTGTTAGGTTTATACAACCAATAAGGTTGCTGTCGTTGCGGAACTGGTTGCCCCAAGATTTTATGTCGTTTATCTTGGGTATATGAGTGCCATCCAGTGGAGCCCTGCAAAACTCTTGAGGCTGTCCATCTAGTTCAATGTCGTAAGTTCCCGATGACGCATATGTGTGTGTCAGCTCAGCCGCTGTGCTCCATCCAGCTGGGAAAGATGTTTGCGAGCCATCCCCCCAATAAATTATCATAGGCCTATTGGACGCATCCATAGGGACTATAAAAGTGTTTGTTCCGTCACCAAGGGTTGTATCAATTGAAAAAACAAAAGGGCTGCTACAAAAATCAACTCCAGAGTACGAAGAAGCAGTCGCTCTAGGACTTCCATTAAGCGAATCCATCAAATCGATGGAAATCGGTTTGCCCGTTATTCTTTTGATACAACCCATTATGTGAGGACTATCCAGTCAGCACTGGGGTTAAAGTAAATACGGTCTCCGTCAACGTTGTAGCCTACAACCCGGACTATCTCTCCGGTGCCTGTAGGGGCTGTAGCCGTAAGCAATCCACTCGATGTGCTCAAATACAAAACATCCCCGGCTGAACCCGGTGCCGCGCCGGCACCCATATACATAAGCCCGTTCATGAGCCTAGCATTACCTAGGTTGCTACATATAGCCAAAAGACCTGTAGCACCAGCTACACTGGAGGCGCTACTTACAGACCATGTACCAGAGCTGAGAACCTGAACTTGAGCAGCAGTACTAGAGACAGAACCGCTGGGCTGAATATATATAGCCGTCCCTTCATAAGTGCCCACTGTCGAAAGTTGACTCTGGGCAACCGAAAACTCCCAGTCATAGCCGTAAAGCCCATAAGTATCGGAGCCAGTGACAGTAATCGTATCACTGCCGTTGTCAGTAACGGTGACCGAGCCTGCGCCAACGATATTGAGGTCTCCAGTAAGGGTCTCGAGAGAGCTGACTCCACCGCTTGCCCCGTTCGACGCCAACGTAACACGGCCCTGAGCGTCGACGGTGATGTCGGCGTTGGTATACGAGCCCGCAGCTACGCCGCTATTGGTTAGGTCTAAATCAATCTGACCGGTGCCTGTAATAACGTCAACGTCAACAGCACCCGTGCCAGTAAAAGTGACGGTACCCGTTTCACCATTGACATCGGTAACGCCACCACCAGTAGAGTCAATAGTAATCGTGCTGTTGCCGTCGTCAGTGATGGTGACTGAACCGCTACCAACGAGAGTGAGGTTACCATTAAGGTTGTTAAGGTTTTGAACGCCAGAGCCGCCAGCAGACCCAACACCAACCCAGTTGGCGGCGTCTTGCCAAGCCGTATCGTCAACGGTAGAAGCCGTGTATTGATAAAGCTCATCGGTGCCCTTGATTACTGCCAAAGCACCGGGGATACGAACCGTAATATTCAAGGCATCACGCTCGGCAATAGTCTCAAAAATATTGATTCCACGGACTTGGTTTCCCGAAGCGTCCAGAGTAGGAGCGTTAGGATTCGGGTTGATTAGTAGGTCTGGAAATTCAGCCATTAGATGAGATGTAGAAGTTGGTGCCTGTAGAGAACGGGCCCGTAAACGGAGAACGCAAAAGACGAACAGAAACAGTCACTCCGAAATCATTTACAATGCTGTGTACCCCGTAATCATCAAAGTTCACAATGGGACCTGTAGGTCCCCCTTGACGAAGCTCTTCGTCGCCAAGGGAGCTGTCGTAAAGAATCCAAGCGTAGTTGCTGAAATTCTGCATACTTGATGTCGTAGAGAACGTATCAGCAAACTCCCCATCAAACAACCTAAAGTACCCGTCTGTAGGCGTGCTGTAAGAATCGTAAATGTCCTGAGCAATAGTGGGGCTAGAGCCAGTGTCAGAAGTACCAACAAACAACATCGGTGGACGCATAGATACCGTCTGGTCGGTGCTCTTGTTGGCGAATTGCAATCCGTCGTAGTCGCTCTGGGTGTCAGAAACTTCGGTGGCGTAAACAAAGTCAGTAGTGGGACTGCCCGGGTTGTCTCCAGAAACATTAATGGTCTCGCTACTAGGGTCGCCCACAATGGTGACCGAAGAAAGCTCGGTGGTATTTCGATACACACGAAGCTCCGTCATCGGTACATAAGTAGAAATCTTAGTTCCGACACCTTCGATAGAACTCGCGTCATTACCCCACTCGCGAATAAGACCCGTCTCGTCAGGAGAACGACCGTTGTTGTCTGCCGAAACGGTAGTAGTAACAGCAGGAACTATGTACGCCTGTTGAGTAGCGATAGCCACATCCTGCAAAAGCTGATTGCCATCAGCGTCAAAGACGTTCAAGTAGTAGTAAACGTAGTTGATGACAAACTGAGGGAATGTAGGTAGAGTAGTGTCTAAAAAAGACCCGCTACCCGGAGGGATGCCCGTCTGCAATTCCTCGATAGGACCGTCATTAACGCGGCGAACCAAAGTTGCATTGTCACCGCCACTGTATTGCCAAATGACATTGATGTCAATGTCGGTAAGGTTATACTCCCAAGCCGGAATTGGAGTGGCGCTAAAGGTCGCGCTCTGCATAATCAGAACGTCCCGAATGAAATCAGTAACCGTGATTCCTGATTCACCCACCGGATACGTTCCATTGCCAGAAAGACGACCGAACGTATGTCCGTTGGTGAGGTTGTACAGGATGTCAGTGTCGAAGACACCGCCGCCGCCGCCGGTTCCAAACTCTTCAATCGTATAAGCATCACGCTCTGCGTTGCGACTAGCAGAACCTTTGTTTTCTGTTTCGACGCCGGGAGCTACGCCATGAAATTTTGTTCCGGGAGGTATAGGCATGTCTTATACTTCTGATGCGTTAGGGTCGGGCCAGCCTTCAGCAATAGCCTCAGCTTCAGTAAGCTGAATAGAGCTGGGAGGGATGAGCGTTTCGAAAGGTACATACCCTCCTTTATTCGCGTCGACGTACGCCACGAGAGCTGCTTTCTCCTCGTCAGTGACATTTGGGAGGATGGCGAGGAACTCAGTAAGGTCAACCTGTGGGCTGATATACACCTGCTCGGTAGTCTCGCCTACGATAGCTGCCATCTCATCGCTAGGACGGATAGAGATGGGAAACAACTGACTGGTTACGTCGTTGGGGTCTTGGATGCTCGCCGGGCGATACAAGTCCCAACACTGCTTGTTGATAGCAATCGCGTGCTCGTTGCTGGTTGAGCCCTCCATGGGCTCTACGGGGAGGTATACTGTGCTCATGGGATACTGAAGTAGGTCTTGATATCAGAGTCTATAGCTGCACGAGAGCTGTATTTGTCATCAAAATAAATAATTGATTCCTGAATCTTACCGCTCCACGCATGGATTGTTCCGTTGTAGCTACCGATAGCTAACGTGTTGCTGTTATCAAAACCAGACGCACGTGTAGCCGTACCAAGTAAAGAACCATCCAAGAAAGCACTCATGTTGTTCTGAGTTGCTCCCGCTATCATTGTGAAAAGGTGCTGGTCTGTATCAAAGGTGGTGTTTGCAGCATTTGACGTTGTTGCGTATCCAAACCTTGTAGTGGTACCAACTACATAAGGCGTATACCAACGACTGGCAGAACCACCACTAAGTGAAATCAAAATGTCGCCGCTTCCAGTAGCAGCATTTGAATTAGCTCTGCCAACAGAGAAACTACTGAGGTTGTTTATATTATAGTTTGTCTCCGTCCATGGGAAGTGGTCGTCGGAGCCATCAAAGGCAATAGCTGGGTTTCCATTGTCAGCAATTACCGTAACCCCATTGTATATCAAGGGTTGTGAGTTTGGATTAATCTGCCCTAGGTGTCTCTGATTAGACGACTGGTCATACCACTTGGAAACTACCAACACGTCTGAGCCACCAAAGGCTACGATAGCCGCCTCGTCCAAATCACCACCCGGAGTAAAACCAATGTCTTGCTCGTCAAAAGGAGCCACAGCGCGGCGGACCCTCATACTGACCGTAGCGTTATTGTTTAACTGGCGTACTGAATATGCCGCATCAGCACCGGGGTAATCGAACAAGAAACCACTGGTAGCAGGCTCGTAGTTGTACATGGTGTAAATACCGTAGTACAGGTTGGTGTTGGTCTCGATGTCAGCGAATTTCATTGCCTGATTAAGGCCATACATTACAAACTCTTGTACTTTACCTGTAAGCGTTTGGTTGACACGACCAATACTGATGCCGCCTTGACCACTAATACCCGGATTCCCTGAACCCGTGCCAATCCCATTCATGCGGCTAATGGAGTTTGCCCCATCAAAGAGAGCGGTAAAGAGCTTTCGGCTCCCCAAATCTGCTGGTGGATAAAATCCAAAAGCGACACTACCCGCAAAAAGCCAATTGCCATCACCCTGCGATTGACGACCACCTGTGCCGCTTCTCTCAAATAGATAGCCGTTGTGATTGGTTTTGTTTACCGTAATGAAATAAGTTGTGGGCTGTGGTATATCAGTACCAAATGGAGCAGTACCCAAATAATCAGAAACGAACTCGACAGCAGGCTTTCCGTTCTCTGTAATGACCGCCGTGCCGTTGTATATCTGCGGCTGTAAGTTTGGATTAATCTGCCCTAGGTGTCTTGACTGTCCACTTTGGTCATACCACTTGGAAACTACCAACACGTCAGAACCCCCGAACGCGACGATAGCCGACTCGTCCAAGTCCCCGCCCGGAGTAAAACCAATGTCTTGCTCGTCATACGGAGGCACGTCACGACGCACACGCATACACTTGATAGCCGTGTTGCTTAGCTTCCGAACAGAGTACGCTACTTCCGCATCGGGATAGTCAGCCAAGAAGCCGCTTGTATAGTCGGGGAAGTTGCTGATTTGATAGTAATTATTTATGTTGGATTCCAGAGCAGTCCGGTTGGCGAAATTCTCGTTGTAAAAAATCCATTCAAATAAGTAGTTAGACGCAGAGTTTCCAGCGCTATCTGCCCCATTAATCTGTAGTTCTGAGAATGTCCTTGCGCTTAAATTAGCCGACACTGAGTCCCTTCCGTCAGTGGCTATTTGACTATTTGCGGCATCAAACATATAGTACCCCACGTGTCTATTTCCAAACTCTGAGTCAGTACCATTATAAATCGCTGTAGTATAGCTCGGAGAAGATTGAAGGTAAAGGCTATCACGAGTCTGCTGATACAGTAGATAAGCTCCGGCTCTGTTAATACCAATTAGGTTGTTGGGAAATCCAGCGCCTGTCCCCATGCTTGCGTTCACAACAAAAAGAGTGTGGGGGCCGGAAGTACTAGCTCCAAGAGTAGCGGTATAATGTGTTTTACCTGAGTTAGCTGTCGGATTGTATAACCCTATAAACTCTCCGTTTTTATCTACCGTACTTCCGTCAGATATACGCATCACATTTGATGCAGTAGCCGCGACATTTGTTGGAGCGTCTAGACCATTTCCACTCTGGTCATACCAAATCGAAACCCCCACACCTCCGCCGTCATCAAACGACAATATATCAGCCTCATTAATTAAACCGTTGGCATCAAAACCAATATCTTGAGTAGCTCCGTCGCTAAATCTATATGCTTCAACACAAGGCCCGGAATAAGAGCTGTTGAGAAGGCGAACACTGTATGCCGCAGCAGCAGGATATGTATCCAAAGGCGGGGTGTACGGAGGGTTTGGTCCCGGTCCCGGTCCCGGTCCGCCACCAACTAGACCCTGTAACGCGCCAATAGCATTGCTGAGAGATATCTGTATCGGCATATCACCACAGGGCTACAATATCCGTAGCCGTGGTGTCCGTGAAAACACGCTTGACCTGAACAGGAACGAAAGAGCCAGCAGGGATACCTACGAACGTGACGTCGTCGTCGCCCGCAGTTAAAACGTGTACGTTGCCCGTGTTGCCAGCATACAAGACGCAGCCCGGATTGTCATCGGCGTAGAGCGTGTAGGTCTGTCCGCTGACCATAATGTCCGCGCTGAGGCTAAGCGTGTTCTCATCATCAACAGCAGTAACTGTAGCAACAGAAGCACCCGACGTATTGTACACAATGTACCCAAGCAGGTTCGAAGTGAACGAAGCCGAACTGTCGACGAGCTTGTTTGTCGCACCACCATCGGTAGTGCCACTGACGGAAGGACCCGCAACGTTCGGGATGTTAATCGTATCGCTCGGGACAACCGTGAGCGCACGCTCGACTTGTAACTTTTGATATGCCATTAGCTGTATGGGAACATTCGGTTTAGACTGTCCTTGCGACGACCGCAACCGCAGTCCCTATCGCCAGATACCTTATCGACAACTTTCTTGATGCCGGTGGCCTTGGTGACCTTCTCAATAGTATCGCCCAGTCCTTTGCTTTTCATGCACCTAAGTTAATACTTTCCCTTTCTTCCCTTAGGGCTGGCCTTCTTACTTCCACCCTTGCCAGCCCATAGCTTTTTGCACGCCCAGTACCGGGCCGTAAGCTTGTCCTTAGCCGTATCGCACTTGTGGCGAGCCTTGAAACTTTTACGCGCAGCAGCACTGTAGTTGTGCCCGTAGCCCTTGGCTCCGAAATGAATAATCTTCTCCTTGCCGCCAGCACAAGCCTTGACCATCATCTTCTTGCCCTTGCTCGTAGACCGGCGAGGCTTGTTGCAGGGCATGTCTTTCTTACTTGCCACGGCGCTTCTTGTATTTGAAAAACTTACGGGGACGACCCAATGCGTTGGTCGTCTTCAGCTCATGCTCTCTCTTGAAGTCAGCCCCCTGAGGAGAGTTGTAAAAGTCCAACTCCTCCTGTACCGTAGGATGACTGCGGGACTTAAGAAACTTATTGGTGAAAGGATTGACGCTATATCCACGACCAGTGCCGTCGCCGCCAAGGCGACGGTCGACACGAGCGGCTTGACGCTCCTTGTACTGGCGACCGCGTGCCTTTTTCACAATAAACCCGCGTGGAATCCTACCCATTATGTGCTTTTAGCCTGAATGACAATCCAATTGTTGCCGTCAGACCAGACAGCAATACCGTTATATACCTTGCTAATCCTATACGAAGCCTGTCCATCAATGGTCTCAGAACCCGGAGCGTACACGTCGACCTTGTCCTGTGCCGTAACAGTGCCGTCGTTTACGATACGCAAAACCCGATATGGGATTTCCGCAGCAGAAGGCAACGTAAGGTTGTGAGTGCCAGAAGCACCAACCCAAGTCAAGTCGACAATATTCTTGCTCGTGGTAATAGTAGATGAACCGCCGGGACCGACAGTCATAAACTCGGGCTCCAAAACAGATACGCCGCCAACGTTATTGAGCGTATTGTCAATGGTGACGTTGTTGCCGCCAGATTGAGAGAGGCCAATACCAGAACCAGCCGAGAGCTGGACAGTGGAGTTGACGCCGCTGGCAGCATCCAAGTTCAAGTCTACGTTGTCGCCGTCAG